CCTGCCGGGGTTCGGGTTTTATGGCTTGGGTCTGATCCACACCATTGGGGGCCTTTCCCGTACCGCGACGGCGGCGCTTCGACAGCTCATTGACGCAGGCACGCTGTCGAACCTCCCGGCAGGTTTCAAGGCCCGCGGCCTACGGATCTCGGACACGGCCGATCCTTTGCAGCCGGGGGAGTTCCGGGACGTTGATGCGCCGGGCGGCGCGATCCGCGATTCGATCATGCCTTTGCCGTTCAAGGGTCCGGACGCGACGTTGTTCAATCTTCTGGGTTTTGTGGTTCAGGCGGGTCAGCGTTATGCGACGATCACGGATTTGAAGGTTGGCGACGGCAACCAGCAGGCGGCGGTCGGGACGACGATTGCGATGCTGGAGCAGGGCACGCGTGTGATGAGCGCTGTTCACAAGCGTTTGCATTACGCGATGCGCCAAGAGTTCAAGATTTTGGCTCGTTTGATGTCTGAGACGTTGCCGCAGGAGTATCCTTATACGATTGCCGGTGGTGATGAGAAGGTGATGGCAGCGGACTTTGACGACAGAGTTGACGTCATTCCTGTCAGCAACCCGAATGTTTTCAGCCAAGCGCAGCGGATTGTTTTGGCTCAGACGAAGATGCAGTTGGCCGCGCAGGCGCCGGACATGCACAACATGCACGAAGTTTTCCGTGACATGTACGAGGCGTTGGGCGTGACGGACATTGACCGGATTATGAAGGTTGTCCCGACGGACGAGCCTGTTCCCTTGGATCCGGCGCAGGAAAACATCAACGCGTTGGACATGCTACCGTTGAAGGCGTTTGAGGGTCAGGACCATGAGGCGCATATTATGGCGCACATGATTTTTGGCTCGACGCCGATGGTCAGTGCGATGCCTCCGCTGGCAATTGCGCTTCAAAAGCACGTTTTGGAGCACGTTCGGATTGCGGCGCAGGAGCAGGCGGCGGTTCAGTATCTGCAGAGCCGCCAGCAGGCTGGGATGCGGCCTGCGAACGAGCAGGAGATGCTGGCTGTCGAGAAGCTTACGGCACAGCTTGTGGCGAAAGGCATGCAGCAGGTTAAGGATCTTTCGGGCCAGATTTCCGGCGCCGGGGCTCCGGATCCGCTTGTTCAGCTTAAGGAGGCCGAGCTGCAGCAGAAGGCGCAGGCCGATCAGATGGACAATCAGGTCGACATGGCCAAACTGCAGCTCGATCAAACGAGCCAGCAGACGCGCGCCCAGCAGTTCCAACAGCGCTTGGCTTCACAAGAGCAGATGACGCGAGAGCGCATAGAGTCGGCAATGCAGCGCGAGCTGCTTAAGATGAGAGGGAATACGCAATGAAGGTCAAGGTTGGCGGCTCCGCTCCGAGCAAATCGCCCAAAGCAGTAGACTACGCGGACATCGAGGGTCAGGGTCGTGTGCCGTATGGCAAGACGGCGCCTGCACCTATGTCCGGCAACAGCCCTAAGAAGGTAAAGACCCGCGGTACGGGTGCTGCCATCAAGGGCACGACGCACATGGGGTGCTGAGATGCCTTTAAAGCGCGGCAAGTCGCAAAAGACGGTGAGCAGCAACATCAGTCAGCTGCGGGAGGATGGTTTTCCGCAAAAGCAGGCGGTTGCCATTGCTTTGAACAAGGCGGGCAAGGTCCGGAAGATGGCCGCCGGTGGGATGGTCAAGGGTTTCAGCCCTATTGTTCGGGTTCCGCAGCGGTTTACGGGGGTATTTTGAACGCCATGACAACAGTTGTCTCAGCACACAATCGCTTAGACAAGCTGGAGCCCAAGATTGACCAGCTTGAAAAGGATGTCTCATCCGTAAAGACTGAGGTGCACGTTCAGTTTAAGGAGGTTTTCAACCGCATTAAGCGGATTGAAGCGATTCTGATAACTGTTGCGGGCGCAATCATCGCAATGCTTGCATCCATCTTGGTTAAGATGGGTTGAGATGCCGTTGCTCTGGGTAGGCTACACGCATATCTGGATTGATGACCAAAGCGTGTTTGTAAAAGTTTGCAGATACACCGCGGATCTCGCGCTGGCCGTTCACCCGCTTTATCCATGTCCGCCGTTTTGGGGTACGTAGATGTTTGATCCCGCCAGCATAGGCCTTGCCATAAGTGTCGGGAGCAAAGCGTTCTCGATGCTTAAGCAGGGCATTGCCGCGGGTCGCGAAATACAGGACATGGCCTCGCAGTTGTCGGAGTGGGGCAAGGCTGTCTCTGACATTGCTTATGCAGCACAGAGGGCTAACGAGCCTCCGGGCGTGTTTAAGACGCTGTTTGCCGGCAAGACCCACAACGCCATCGACATTTTCGCGGCACAGAAGCAGTGCGAGCAGCAACGCAAAGAGTTGAAGCAACTCATCACGTACCAATACGGGCATGATGCGTGGCAACAGTTCACCGACATTGAGCGCCGGGTGCGGGAGCAACAGCGCGAGCAGGTGTATCGCCGCCGCGAGATCATTGAGGGGATCGTTGAATTTCTGTTATGGTCTGGCATAATCCTGACTACCATAGTTATATCTGGCGTCGGCCTGTACTTCTGGGGCCGCTACTTAGGGAGATGGTAGATTGAGACTTATGCTCGTCCTCTTGGTCGCGGGATGCGGCCCTGTTACGGTGTCATCGGTGGCTTATACGACGGCCTGCCCCAAGGGAGACCGCCAGTGCGAAATTCGGCAGAACGCAGAGACGCTTTATTACATGGCGCACGGCGACGCGGCCAACGCGCTCTTGTGCTCTGGAGACACGCGGGACGTTATGGGAGCCTTGTGCTCGGTCTACTAGCGGCAAGTCTTGTTGACGCTCAAGTTTCGGGTGATCTTAACACCAACTCCGGCAACACCAACTCGACCATTGACAGCAACAACGTTTCCACCAGCGAGACGAGGAACTACAACGGCGCGGGCTCGTCGCCGTTCTCAACGCCTGTGCCGACAGCGGCGGCCCCGACGGTCATGGGCGGCGGCGGCAACGACAGTTGCTTGATTCCCTATCAGCAGGCCTTCCAGATCAGCATCTTCGGCCGTGCCGAGGGCAAGATGGAACAAGACCCTGAGTGCAACCGCCGCAAGGATGCAAGGCTGCTTGGCACGCCGCAGGAGAGCGGCGGGCTAGGCCTGCAAGTCTCCGGCATCTCAGTCATGTGCGACAGCGCGGCGATCTTCAAGGCGATGGCACTGGCATCGACGCCCTGCCCGATTTACTCCATCTCCACCGGCAAGCTGTTGGTCGGCCGAGAGGGGTATCTCGCAATGCGTGACGCCCCCCATACTTATGTGATAGGGTACTCCCAAGATCAGGCGTTTTGGGACGCCTTCCTGATGATGAACGAGGAGCTACCCGATGTCATTGCTGAAGAAAACAGCGGCCCTACTCTGTCTGAGCGTTTCCGCCGCTCACGCCGATCCGACGATGACGGACCTACAGGGGTCGGCCCAGACAATCCTTAACCAACTTTCGGCGGCTCAGAGCCTGACGGCTGGCGCGGTCTACAGTGCTGGACAGGGCGACATCCTCGCACCGGGCGTCATGCAGACGGCGACTGTCACTGAGCAGATGCGCCTTGATTACAATGCCGATGTGCAGGGGGTAATCGACGCGACATACTACAACGCCGAGATGTTGTTTCAGGATCAATACGCCGCAACAATGGTCAATCTCGATTCGGCTGTCGATAACCTCGTTGCCGCGACTGCGGTTTTGATGGAGGTGCAGGCGGTGGCCAACATGGCAGCCAACGCCGACACGGTGCAGGAGCAGATGGCAGTGCAGGCTGTCCTAACCAACAATGACATGACCGTCAGCGCCGCCGACGTGAACAACTACAACAACGCTCTCGGCGCTGTGCAGTCCTACGCCCGAGACGCTGGCGCTTTCCTTGCCGCCTCGCGCAACGCAACCATGACCGGGACGGTGGATGCCTACGCGGCCAACAGCGGCACCAGCCTCTACGGCGCGACGGTGGCCTACTCGCCGACGTTTGACATCATGAACATCACCGCAGCCAACGTCTTCGGCCTCGGCCTGCAAGGGCTGCTTGGTGCTGACACTGTGACGCTGGCCGACGTGTACGCTGCCGGGTACGGTTCGTGAGCGAAGAAGCTGAAACCAACGGCCTGAGAATCGCAGGCTTCGACATCAAGGGCTGGTGGCTTGCCGCCGCCCTTCCTGTCTTGTCCGGCTTGAGTGGCGCGATCTATGTGGGCTACGATACCGTCAACCGCTTCTGGGCTGTTGAGGAGAGCGTGGATGGCGTCTTAGGCGTTGAGAGCCGGGTGCAAACTCTGGAGCAGGCCATTCAGGACAACGACGTCCGGGGCCTTGCACCGAAGCTGTCTGCAATCTCGACCCAGATGGGGACGATCTTGGAGCAACAGAAAGAGCTGATGGACCTGCGGTCGATGGTCGAGAAGTCGGACAGCGTGACTAGCGGCATCGATACCAAGCTGCAAAAGTACGACGCCGAGATCGAAGATTTGTGGAAAGCTATGGACGACCTAGTGAGGAACCCAATGCGATGATGAAACTTGAGAACTTCATTTGGCTGGGCTTTATCGCCGCCATTGCCGCGGTCTTCTGGATCAGTGGCGACGGCTTCTACCGCTACCCCTGCCAAGATCCTGAGAACTGGGCTGCGCTTGAGTGCACCCCGCCGATTTGCCT